CTGCATGACAAAGTCATCGGGCATTATCTGAACATAAAACACTATCAATAAGTTGGAGTCATTACCAAACGGTTGAAATGTATGCCGCTACTTACGGGTCCTGTAATCCTCTGAATAAACCAGAGGGAAAAGATGATTTCGACAAAATTTACCGCTTCTTGGAGGACCGCTATATCAAAAGCTTAGAGGACGCAGGGATCAAATCCCCAGTGAAGTCACCATTGTCCTGAGAACTTGCAGAACGTCATGATCATAACTTCCATCCAAACCGCGACGGCGAATTGCTTCTCGTATTACCGGAAGCAGTTCGCTGGAAATCTCGGTGCATATTTCACCTGATAATACGCTTGGCTCAAGTGAGAATATTGGTGAACTTACGGTCTTGGTCTCGACAGTTTCAGAGTCAGTGCCAACATTATAAAGCTCAACGAAAGCGGTCTTGATTTTCCGGGCCAGATCTTTTGCTGGCTCGCTTGCAATATCTTTCCCGATTTCTCGCAGCACAGAATGCAATGTATGAGCTGCTGTTTTCTGTACATCAGACGGTAAATCTTTAAATTCCATCGTCAGCCTCATCAGTCAGTGTTTCTGGCTAACCAGCAACGCGCGCCAGATTCGGTTTTAAACGTTTTGCTTTTGGTATACGTCATGGCGGTAAACGTTCCATCCTGGTTAGGGAACACGCCGCACACCAGAGATTCGTTGTTGCCAAGATCGATAGTATCCATGCTGACCTCATTTCCCCTTAACGCCGGGGTGGCGGAACAAAAAACCTGCTGCATAGTTAAAGATTGAACCCTGCCGTCATGTTCTTACGCCTCGGGCTGGCTATTTAACCCCTGACCACTGCCAGGTAACTCGAAGTATTGCCCTGCATTCTGTGGGGCGGGGTGGGTTGACGCCTGAAACAATAGCATCATTATTTTTTTTTGATGTAAATAGCATCGCTATTGTTTTTTGTTGGGGCAAGAAAAAACCACCCTAAGGTGGTTCTGTCGGCGGGAATAATTAACTGTTTTTGCCTGGATACTGTCTTCGAGAATGCACAATATTTACTACTTCTATGCTTGATGCTGTTACTCGGTAAAGGATGATGTAGTTAGGATGAGTTACAATTTCACGAAGACCAAGAACTCGCTCGCTTGGAGGATACAGGTAAGGATGCTCTGTGAGCGGCAAAACGGATGTTTCAATTCGAATTTTCATTCTGCGTGCTGCCGCGGGATTTTCTTTAGCTATGTAGGCTACGATCTGGCGCAAATCATCACGAGCAGATGGTAGCCATAAAACGGGTAACATTATTCACCTCTGTGAGTTGCAGCAGCAATTTGGGCAATAATTTGTTCCATTTCCGCCATTACCTCATCATGCGGAATCGCCGGGCGGGGATCCGCGAGGCTTGCTGCTACTTTGGCCCGCAGCCATTCGTTGTAACTATTTTCTTGCTCAACTGTCTCAAATTCTGAAACCATTGGGGAAAGGACTGTACTCATTTTACATATCTCCTCTGATTTAGGCGCGACGGCCTTTTTGTGCAGCTAACCACCGCGCAACCGTACGATCCATTGATTCTTTTTTATCTTTCATCTCCTGAAGCATGTGTTCTTGATCTTCTTTCGGAAAAGCTCTGAACGTATGGATTAAATCTCGTTCCATCGGCTCTACGGCAAACGGTAGTTCATCCTCTGTTTGTTCTGTGTCTGCTGGTAATGCGACTATGTTATCTTGCTGTGGTTCTCGACAATACATCCTTGCAATTTGCAGCAAATCTACCATGTCTGGCCTGATTGACTCAGGGGGAACTTTCAGTAAGCCAGCAAACTTTAGAACAGCCTCAAGGTTTAGTGGGGTTTGACCATTTAGGTAGTGACTTACCGCCCCTTGTGTTGAAAACCCCATAATTTCCGCCGCACGTTCCTGAGTCAATCCCAACTGAGATTTCTTTGCCATCCAGATTTCTTTCAGTCTTCTGGCGGCGTTGAGGTCGGTGTCTGACAATGATTTTCTTTTCATACATCCAATTCTAATAAGATTGCTAATCACTTTGAAATAGTATCACTATTTACTTTTAAAAATAACAGTGCTATTAATTATGCATTGGTAACACATCACATAGGGCGGATTATGAATCTTGGAGAATATTTGCATCATTTTCATATAACCCAGAGTTCATTTGCTGAGATTGTTGGCGCATCCCAAGGGATGGTCAGCCACGTTATAACGGGGCGTGCAAAACTTACAGGAGAAAAAATATTACGTTGGTGTGAAGCAACGGGATGGGTGGTGACCCCACATGAGATTGACAGTAAAACCTACCCCAACCCAACTGACGGCTTGCCTGCTGAGTTTCAGGCTAACACACAACCATCGGCGGGGGTTGATTCATGAAAATCAAGCATGAACACATCCGCATGGCGATGAAAGCCTGGGCGCATCCGGACGGTGAAAAAGTTCCGGCAGCTGAAATAACCAGGGTTTATTTCGAACTGGGAATGACGTTTCCGGTTCTGCATAACGACAGCAAGCACAACACGCTTTATCTCAACACCCAAAAGATTTTCCGTTGGCTGGATAAAGACACCCCTGACGCTGTTGAAAAAATTCAGGCGTTGTTACCTGCGATCGAAAGGGCAATGCCACCTCCGCTGGTGGCTCGAATGCGCAGCCACAGTTCAGCTTATTTTCGGGAACTGGTGGAGACGCATGAACGACTGGTGAGAGACGCTGATGATTTTGTCGCAGTGGCAATCGCCGGTTTCAATCAGATGAACCGTGGTGGCCCGGCAGGAAATGCTGTGGCAGTACATTGACTGACAATAGCCATATCGAATCGCTTCCGGCAACTCGTGAGTAAAAAGATTCGGTATCAGAAGAGGTGAGTATGGCTAACGCCTGGCTCAGATTATGGCATGACATGCCAAATGACCCTAAGTGGCGAACAATTGCCAGGGTGTCAGGGCAGCCAATTGCAACAGTGATGGCAGTGTATATCCACCTCCTGGTGAGCGCGTCACGAAATGTCACGCGAGGTCACATTGATGTCACGACAGAAGATTTGGCAAGTGCGCTCGACGTGACAGAAGAGGTAATTGATTCAATTTTGCAGACGATGCAGGGGCGGGTACTTGATGGTGATTTAATCACTGGATGGGAAAAACGCCAGGTGCTTAAAGAGGACAACGGCAATATTTCGCAAACCGCAAAATCTCCTGCAGAGCGCAAGAGGGCGCAGCGAGAGAGGGAAAGAAAGCGGGAACAAAATGGCGATTGTCACGGCGCGTCACGAAATGTCACGCACATGTCACGACGAGTCACGACAGATAAAGATACAGATAAAGATACAGATCAAGAAGATCAAAACACTATGGTCCATGGCGTAAAAAACGCCACGAACCAGGCAGGGGATGTTCAGACCGTCAATCCTGGTCAGCCAGCAGGCACGACACCGGAAGCCGATTCAGCGTATGCGCTGAAAGCCGATTCGGGCGCTGTGCAGCAGGTGATGACCGCAAGGCCGGAGCAATCACTCCAACTGCAGCAGCCTGAAGCCGATTCCGCCATTCAGCGGAAAGCCGATCGGGTAGTCCCGGAAAACACCGGGCTGTCTGTGGGACGAGTGGATTATCCGGATGCGTTCGAACAGGTCTGGCGGGAGTACCCGTTGCGTGCCGGAGCAAACCCGAAGAAATCCGCTTTCAGTGCCTGGAAGGCCAGATTACGCGAGGGGGTGCCACCAGAGGCCATGCTGGATGGCGTGAGGCGTTACGCAAGATACTTGGCGGCTACCGGGAAAACGGGAACGGAATTTGTTCAGCGAGCGACGACGTTTTTTGGACCGGACCGGAATTTTGAGAACCCCTGGTTGCTCCCGGTAAGCGGCACGAACAACCAGCGTTGTGTGAATCATATTTCTGAACCGGATAACGAAATTCCGCCGGGCTTCAGGGGGTAAGTGTTAATTTCTGGTCATGAGGTAATTTTCAGGAGGGCTTGTGGCAAAAGTTTTTACACAAGAAGAGCGGGAAAAAATTAAAGGGCAGGTTGTTGAACTCGTACGCCAGAGTGGGCGCGAGACGTTACGACAACTGGAAGCTAAAACTGGGGCAACAAGATATCTGATGAGCGTTCTTGCCAGAGAGCTGGTTGCCAGTGGCGATGTATACAACTCTGGTTACGGGTTATTCCCGTCTGAACAGGCTCGTAAGGACTGGCAAAATGCCCGCAAAAAACTCTCAAGGGCAAAGCTGAAGAAAAAAACATCTGTGGTTGATCCGGACCTTATCTGGTCGTTACCAGACGGAGAAATACGCCGCTATGACAGGCGTCTGAACATAATCTGTCGCGAGTGCCGGAATAGTGAAGTTATGCAGCGTGTACTGGCTTTCTATCAGGGGAATTTTCAGGAGGCGGCGCAGTGAGCAGGATTGACTACCAGGAATTGGCTGCTGCTAACGCTTTCCTAGCTGATGTACGGGCGGTGGCGTTTAACGACCTTTGCGCGGCGTTTGCCAGGCACGCAAAAGTTGCAGGACTGGATGATGCCGATACCGTAACGCTTAAGGAAGTGACAGAAGCATTGTTGCATTGTGCGGAACAGATTCGCGCGCCTGAATAATTAAATTTAGTGTTGTAAATAAAATTTAATCCTTAACCGGAGGGATTTCTGCACCCTCAGAACATCAGGAGGCCGCCCGAAAGGGCGGTAATGAAATGCGAAAGTTCAGAATAATTATTGAAACGGGAATAGCTGGTGGAGATTTTGAGGATGTATTCGAAGTGGATGATGGTGCGACACCAGATGAAATACAGGACGAAGCAAAAGAAATTTTCTTTAACTACTGCAATTACTCATATCACGAAATAAAAGATGAGGAGGAAGAACAAAATGGCTGATTTTGGTTCAACTAAATACAACGTCAGTTTTGAAGAATGGCATGAACTGTTAATGGACTATGCAGAGTTACGCGGTGGAAGTGCCGCTGATGCTGAAGCATGGCGTTATGACTACGAAGCAGGAAAAACTCCGGTCGAAGCATATTGTGATGAGTGGGGCGATGAATGAGCGAGATTAATTATCAGGAAGGACATGAAACGGCAGGGCAGGCAAAACCAGTTGCATGGCGATATCGCTACGTGAAAAAAGGCATTACGGACTCACAGGGGGAGCCGTGGGTTGGTGACTGGAAATATGTACCGACAAAAGAGGATTGCAACGACAGGCCGAGCTATGAAATTCAGGCGTTATTCACTGCCCCGCCTGTGCCACTGACATCAGAAGGACTGGTTAAAGCCGTGCGCTTTTATGAACAGGTAAAGCGTGAGAATCCACCAGTCGAAACAGGAGCATGGAAAGATGCTGTTGATTGGGTACTCAAAGAGGCCTGCAGTGCTGTCATTCTGGGTAAAGCCGACAACCCACCAGCTTCCGGCAATCAGGTTAGCGAATTAACAATGTGGGTTAAACGACTGGTCAGCCAACTGAAAAAAGCCAAGCCGGACTGCAAATTACCGGAGAAGGCGATGGACTACCTGAAGCGAAACGGACTGATAAGCGTGGAGGATGTTTTACGGTGAGATAGTAAATGCATGTAATGAGACGGGGGTGTGAGGGGAGGCTTCATCTGGATAGATCTTGCACCGTTCATATGTTATAAAAACAATTCCTACTGTTAAATCGTTGTTTGTTTTAGTTGCTATATTTAAGGAGTGAATATGCAGTTAATTGTTGATTACCCAGATCATAACATTTATTCATCTTTTGTGGATGCGGATGCTGAACTTCGAGAGTTAAATGGTGGGGCAGTAGTTGTAATAACGGTAAAAATACCTCTTACTAGCACATCGGAACAGTTGTTTAATAAATACACTTGCGGGGAAAGTCTTCGTATTAAATTGAGGAATGGCGATGAATGGAAAATGTATTTCGTTATGCTTGATGGAGGGCGCTATATATTTTCCTCGCACCTGTGATAAAAATGATGAGCCGAGACTGTATTTACGGGACGCTGAGAGAATACCATAGAAAAGCTTATCTAACTTAAGTAGAATTGCTGCGGGTGCTTGAGGCTATCTGCCTCAGGCATGAACACCAAAGGCAGATAGAGAAAAGCCCCAGTTAACATTACGCGTCCGGCAAGACGCTTAACATTAATCTGAGGCTCAATCTATGAACGGCAAATCTAGGTTAGCCTCTTACGTGCCGAAAGGCAAGGAGAAGCAGGCTATGAAGCAGCAAAAGGCGATGTTAATCGCCCTGATCGTCATCTGTTTAACCGTCATAGTGACGGCACTGGTAACGAGGAAAGACCTCTGCGAGGTACGAATCCGAACCGGCCAGACGGAGGTCGCTGTCTTCACAGCTTACGAACCTGAGGAGTAAGAGACCAGGCGGGGGAGAAATCCCTCGCCACCTCTGATGGGGCAGGCATCCTCAATGCACCCACACTTAACCCGCTTCGGCGGGTTTTTGTTTTTATTTTCAACGCGTTTGAAGTTTTAGATGGTGCCGGAATAGAATCAAAAATACTTAAGTAGAATTGCNGCAAGACGCTTAACATTAATCTGAGGCTCAATCTATGAACGGCAAATCTAGGTTAGCCTCTTACGTGCCGAAAGGCAAGGAGAAGCAGGCTATGAAGCAGCAAAAGGCGATGTTAATCGCCCTGATCGTCATCTGTTTAACCGTCATTGTGACGGCACTGGTAACGAGGAAAGACCTCTGCGAGGTACGAATCCGAACCGGCCAGACGGAGGTCGCTGTCTTCACAGCTTACGAACCTGAGGAGTAAGAGACCTGGCGGGGGAGAAATCCCTCGCCACCTCTGATGTGTCAGGCATCCTCAACGCACCCGCACTTAACCCGCTTCGGCGTTTTTTCCGTTGATTAACTCTAGTTATTAGAGAACCGAACTTTTATTGATGGGGCAGGGAGATGAAGAAACTTGTTTTAGTCGCAGGTGTAATGATTGCAACAGTAATGTTGGGAGGGTGTGCAGCAAAGGTCGATCCAGCGTTGAAAGCAGAAGCAATGAAGCCACTAACATGTAATGATGAAAAGCAATGTGACTTTTATTGGAAACGAGCGCAATTCTGGTTGGCTAATAATTCCTCATGGAAAATTCAAACGGCGACAGACACGCTAATTTCCACTTATAATCCCTCTCCAAATAGTCCATTCCTCGCTTATCAAGTGAGTAAAATGCCAAATGAAGATGGATCCTCAAGAATTTTCATCAAGCCTTTTTGCGATAATATGTTTGGCTGTCAACCAAACCCCTATCAGGCAGTTGTTTCCTTTAAAAACTTCGTTAAAACAGGGCAGTAGTGTATAGCTTGGACGATAAATTATTAGTGAAAACGCCGTAAACCCTCACCCAATGTGGACTAAGCCTATCAAACATGACTGTGATGATTAGTCCGTAGTTGTTGCCTATAAAATCTGGATTGAGTCAGGGTTTAATCCAATAATTATTCTATCGTTCCTTTACAAGTCCGGTATATTACTTTCAGTTTGTTTTAGCATACCCGCTTCGGCGGGTTTTGTTTTTTCCTGGCATTCTGGTTTACAATTCGCACGCCAGCCTGAACAACTGGCACCTGCTGCGCCAGCAGAGACAACCGATGGCGCACGATACCAAATTACACAATTCTGATGATTCTGCCGTCTTTGCCAGCAGGCACGGGCGGCGTTCCCGCACTTTCAAATCTGACTGGTTCCAGCATGACCCATGTACTGAAGAACAGGCCGAATGGCTAATTCATAACTATCGCAGACGCGGATACGAGATTAAGAAAGCCCTCAGCCTCGATTATCGTCACTGGATAATCTATGTCAGGCTCCCTTATTCCGAACGCCCACCGCGCCCATCCCGCACATACCAGCAACGGATCTGGAGGTAACGTGCGGATATTACTTCGACCTGTTCTGGTACCGGAACTCGGGCTGGTGGTCCTTAGGCCGGGCCGTGAATCCATGCAAGTATTTCATAACCCTCGAGTGCTGGTGGAGCCTGAACCGAAAAGCATGCGCGGTCTGCCGTCCGGAGTCGTCCCTGCCGTTCGCCAGCCGCTGGCGGAGGATAAATCATTACTGCCATTTTTCAGCGATGAGCGGGTGATTCGTGCTGCTGGCGGCGCTGGGGCACTGTCTGACTGGCTGTTGCGTCATGTCAAATCCTGCCAGTGGCCTCATGGTGACTATCATCACAGTGAAATCGTCATACATCGTTACGGTACCGGCGCGATGGTGTTGTGCTGGCACTGCGACAACCAGTTGCGTGACCAGACATCCGAATCACTCGGGCAACTTGCTCATCAAAACCTGTCAGCATGGATGATTGACGTCATACGCCATGCAATGAATGGCACGCAGGAGCGGGAATTGTCGCTGGCTGAATTATCCTGGTGGGCGGTCTGCAATCAGGTGGCGGACGCGCTTCCGGAGGCAGTATTACGTCGTTCTCTGGGGTTACGTGCGGAAAAAATCCGCTCCTTGTACCGCGAAAGCGACATCGTACCGGGAGAGCAGACCGCCACCAGCATACTGAAGCAGCGCACAAAAAATCTTGCGCCGTTGCCTCATGCCCACCAGCAAAACCCGCCACAGGAAAAGACGGTGGTCAGCATTGCCGTTGATCCGGAGTCACCGGCTCAGTATCTCCAGCGCCAGAAACCACAACGGGAAGAGATGCCTGTATACACGCGTTGGGTAAAAACGCAGAAATGCATGACGTGCGGTAATCAGGCAGATGATCCGCATCACATCATTGGTCATGGACTGGGAGGGATGGGAACAAAGGCTGATGATTTGTTTGTTATTCCGCTGTGCCGTAAATGTCATAACGAACTGCACGCCGGGGTAAAAGATTTTGAAGAAAAACACGGCAGCCAGCTGTTGTTGCTGATTCGTTTTTTAATGCACGCGAGAAATTCGGGTGTCCTGAAGTGGAAAGCATGAATGACTGAACGCATAGAATTTGTTTTGCCTTACCCGCCGACGGTGAATACCTACTGGCGACGTCATGGCAATACGTATTTCATCTCGGAGGCCGGAAAGCGTTATCGCCATGATGTGGCGCTAATTGTTCGCCAGCAGCGGTTGAAATTAAACCTGTCCGGAAGGCTGGCGATAAAGATTATTGCAGAGCCACCGGATAAGCGCCGTCGTGACCTGGACAATATCCTGAAAGCACCACTGGATGCGCTGACGCATGCCGGACTACTCATAGACGACGAGCAGTTTGATGAAATCAATATTGTGCGCGGTCAGCTCGTTCCTGGTGGGCGGCTGGGGATAAAAATCACAGAACTGGAGTGCGCATGAATAACCAGTATTTACAGTTTGTGCGTGAGCAGCTCATTATCGCCACCGCTGATTTGAGTGGGGCAACAAAAGGTCAGCTTGAAGCCTGGCAGGAGAATGCCATGTTCGATACAGGGCGTTACAGGCGAAAAAAAATCCGGTACCGCGATGAAGTGACTGGAAAAATGATAACGCGGGATAATCCACCAATCCCGGGAAAACAATCACTGGCGAATGGCTCATCAATTGCCCTGGTCAGCCCGGTTGAGTTTTCGACATCATCATGGCGGCGGGCTTTGCTGTCTCTTGAAGAGCATCATAAAGCCTGGTTGTTGTGGTGTTACGGCGAGAGTATTTGTTGGGAATATCAGATCGCGATAACACAGTGGGCGTGGAATGAATTTAATACTCAATCCGGTACCAGAAAAATTGCAGGGAAAACGCAGGAACGCCTGAAAAAATTAATCTGGCTGGCGGCGCAGGCAGTAAAAGCAGAACTTTTTGGTGGGGAAGGTTATGAATACCAGGAGCTGGCATTACTGGCGGGAGTGACAACTAAAAACTGGTCCAAAACATTTACTCGTCACTGGGTTGCAATGAAACACATTTTTCAACGACTGGATAGTGAGGCTTTATTGTTTGTAATGAGAACACGTTCAAAACAAAAGGCGGCATTTTCAAAGCAAAGTGTTGCAAAAGTAGATTGAAAGGCATATATTTCATGCAAATCTGATATTTTGCCGATTTTGTACGTGATGGCAAAAGCAAACAAAACCCGCCCACAAGCGGGTTTTTTTGTGCCACTTATCTCGGATAGACATGGTGAATGCGCTGGTGGAGGAGCTAAGGGTGATTTTTAACCAGGTGATTTTTGAATGCTTGCAACATTGATTTCGTAACGTTATTATCCTGCGCCCGGCCCTTTAGCTCAGTGGTGAGAGCGAGCGACTCATAATCGCCAGGTCGCTGGTTCAAATCCAGCAAGGGCCACCAACCGTCACCAGTTCATCAGGAAAGAGCGTCAACCCTTTAAGTTGAGTGTGCGAGGTTCGAGTCCCCGGTGGCGGTCCAGTGCCGACTTAGCTCAGTAGGTAGAGCAACTGACTTGTAATCAGTAAGTCACCAGTTCGATTCCGGTAGTCGGCACCATATGCGGGCATCGTATAATGGCTATTACCTCAGCCTTCCAAGCTGATGATGCGGGTTCGATTCCCGCTGCCCGCTCCAGTTAGAGTCTTTCAGTCTGCGATGATGGGAAATCCCGGAGTGACTGAAAGACGTTTAAGTTATGAATGATCGCTTTTTTTTGCAAAATTGCTGTGCAGAAATACTAACCTTCGGGCAGGCGATCATTCATAAGCACTCTGCTTTTATTCCGATTAACTGTGGGTGGTTTGTTGGATAGAGTGCTTTCCTTACTGTATATATTGTTTCGCCCGCTTTTGCGGGCTTTTCTTTTCAAATCCCTTTCATTTCTCAGTGTAAAACTACGCCATCCGTTATTTGCGGAGGTGAGGCTATGAAATCCATGGACAAAATTTCAACGGGCATTGCCTATGGCACCTCCGCAGGCAGTGCTGGCTACTGGTTTTTACAGTGGCTTGATCAGGTCAGTCCGTCACAGTGGGCTGCGATTGGTGTACTGGGGAGTCTGGTTCTGGGCTTCCTGACTTATCTGACAAATCTGTACTTCAAAATCAGAGAAGACAAGCGTAAGGCTGCACGGGGAGAGTAATTCAATGACTCAAAACTATGAACTGATTGTGAAAGGGATCCGCAATTTTGAGAATAAAGTTACGGTAACTTTAGCGTTACGGGACAAAAAACGCTTTGACGGTGAAATTTTTGACCTGGACATCTCGCTGGACCGTGTTGAAGGTGCCGCGCTGGAGTTTTATGAGGCAGCAGCCAGAAGGAGCATCAGACAGGTCTTCCTGGATGTTGCTGCCGGGTTATGTGAAGGGGATGAGCAGTCGCCGGAAAAGCGCCCCGTAATTTTAGAGGCGCAGAATGTGTGGATAACCTACAAAGGAAAGCTACCAGGAAGAATTACTGGTTCTCTGAAGACTCCTCCGGAATCACAACCTTAAGTCACTGACCGGAACAGATAAACCTGTCCGTGGGCAGAAACCGATAAATCCTGATAAATATCCATGAACGCAAAAATCAGATACGGCCTGTCGGCTGCCGTTCTGGCACTGATTGCCGTCGGTGCGCCCGCGCCTGATATTCTCGACCAGTTTCTGGATGAAAAAGAAGGTAACCACACAACGGCATACCGCGATGGTTCCGGCATCTGGACCATCTGTCGGGGTGCCACGATGGTGGATGGAAAACCCGTTTTTCCCGGTATGAAACTGTCGAAGGAAAAATGCGACCAGGTCAACGCCATTGAGCGTGATAAGGCGCTGGCATGGGTGGAGCGCAATATTAAAGTACCACTGACCGAACCACAAAAAGCGGGTATCGCGTCATTTTGTCCCTATAACATTGGCCCCGGTAAGTGTTTTCCATCGACGTTTTATAAGCGGCTGAATGCTGGTGATCGTAAGGGCGCATGCGAGGCGATTCGCTGGTGGATAAAAGATGGTGGGCGCGATTGCCGCATACGTTCAAATAACTGCTATGGACAGGTTATTCGTCGTGACCAAGAAAGCGCATTAGCCTGTTGGGGAATAGATCAGTGAGCAGAGTCGCCGCGATTATTTATGCTCTGGTTATCTGCATCATCGTCTGCCTGTCGTGGGCGGTCAATCATTACCGTGATAACGCCATCACCTACAAAGAACAGCGTGATAAAAAAGTCAGTGAGCTGAAGCAGCTGACCGCCACCATCGCTGACATGCAGCAGCGTCAGCGTGATGTTGCTGCGCTCGATGCAAAGTACTCGAGAGAATTAGCCAATGCGAAAGCTGAAAATGAAACTCTGCGCGCTGATGTTGCCGCTGGTCGTAAGCGCCTGCGGGTCAATGCCAGTTGCTCCGCAGCCGTGCGTGAAGCCACCGGACCCACCAGCGTGGATAATGCAACCAGCCCCAGACTGGCAGACACCGCTGAACGGGATTATTTCACCCTCAGAGAACGGTTGATGACGATGCAGAAGCAACTGGAAGGGGCACAGCTATACATTCGTGAGCAATGTCTCAGATAAAAACCGGCCAAGGATAATCCGCTAAAGATTCGCCGGTGGCGAAAGAGAGCCAAGGTGTCAACCTACGCTATTACTTATGATAATGCAACAGACGAAGCGGGACATATTGGCGCATAACAAATCAGTGCAGGCTAACTGCAGGAAGAACTTAGGGCGTGAACGTAGAAAACCTAAGTAACGCACATTACATCTATAACGAGATGAAAGAGCTACAGCGACAGAAAGGTATACTGGAAAGTGGTGCAGGGCTTGGTGTGACAATCCAGTCTGCCTATCAATATAGTGCTTTTCTTGAGGCCATACGCCCGCATGCAGTTGCTGAACTTAACAGCCGTATTGAGGAAAAGAAATCCGCGCTGGTTAATTTGGGTGCTTCCTTCTCTATATACGAGCATAATAAGGCGGGTTGGAAACCCGCCTAAAGCACTTAGAAACTGCGTGGAGCTGTGGAAAGAATGGATGCCAGTTCTTCCTTCGATAAATCCCAGCTTCGATTTACAGCGTCAATTTTCTTAAACTCATCAAGCATTGCGTTATAGAGATGTTCTGTACGTGAATGAGTATTGGCAATGGGCTGTTTCTGTTCGGGGAAGCGATCAATTTTCTGATATGCCTCAATGATACTGAAGTAATCGCATTCATTATTACCGTCGAAACCTGGGAGCTGAATTGCCCCATCATGTATTTTTAGATGATGGTCACGGACTAATTCTTTTTGCTCGTCATCACTAAGTTTCCTGAAAGCATTGGAAAGTCCGCGATACATATTCAAGACAGCAGTAACAAAATCACGATCTTCTTTACTTGGTTCGTCAACATCCAAATGTGAATATTCGGCCTTGATAACCCAATCATTACCAGATGACACAGCATATTTAACAAGCTGTGGATCAATATCAGTTTCGATACCTAGGTGGATGGCAATGTCACATAACAAAATGGTATTGATTTTATCTTTAATATCCATGAGTTAACCCTCTGAAGTAAAAAGTAATATCTACACCCGTTGGCTCATGAAGTCTATTGATCTGTCTCATATCAGCAGCAAATCTATTCCATGGAGATACTCAATGCAGGTCACCTTTGATTTATATAAGGGCGAAACATGCCAGCACTAACCCCCCGCGCCTGCCGTAAGCGTGGATGTGCAGGTACAACCACAGACAGTTCTGGTTACTGCGATAAACATCGTGGCGAAGGATGGGTACAGCATCAACGCGGACTGAGCCGCCACCAGCGTGGCTATGGCTCGAAATGGGATGCCATACGTGCGCGCATACTGAAGCGTGATAATCATCTGTGTCAGAACTGCCTGCGCAATGGGAGAGCCGTTGAAGCCAGAACTGTGGACCACATCATTCCGAAAGCTCATGGTGGCACGGATGCAGACAGTAACCTGCAGAGTCTGTGCTGGCCCTGTCATAAAGCAAAAACAGCGCGCGAACGCATCAATTGATAACAGCTCCCATCTGCAGGGGAGGGGCGGGTCAAATCTCTGCAACCCTGGCTGTTCAGTACCGCCGCCTGACCCTTCCTCACATCGCCGCAGGTTCGAAAACTTTTTTTTGGAAATGTGAACAAACGATTGATAGGTAAGACCGATTATGTCAGGACCTCCGAAAACCCCGCCACGCCTGCATTTGATTCGAGGTAACCCCTCAAAGCGCCCCGTTAAAGACCACAAAAAAACCGCTAAAAAGGATGAAAAAGGTCTTCCTAAAATTCCGCAGCATTTAGGGGCTCAGGGGAAGTACTGGTTCAGGCGAATGGCGGAAGAGCTGAATGCGGAAGGGATCATTTCTCAGCTTGATGCGCGTGCGCTCGAGCTGCTGGTGGAAGCCTACACCGAATATCGGCATCACTGCGAAACACTCGATGTTGAGGGGTATACCTACCGCACGGAAACGCAGAGCGGTGATGTACTGATTAAGGCGCACCCCGCGGCGGCAATGAAAGCGGATGCCTGGAAGCGGATCCGGGCAATGCTTGCAGAGTTTGGTATGTCACCGGCAAGCCGGGCTAAAGTAAATATCGCCGGACCGGATGATGTTGATCCGCTGGCGGAGCTTTTAAAAGCGAGAGACTGATGGCAAAAGTGGCTGACGGGATCCGCTACGCCGAACGTGTTGTTGCAGGAGAAATTGTTGCTGGCGAATTTGTCCGCCTGGCCTGCCAGCGTTTTCTTGATGATCTGAAGTACGGCGAAGAGCGGGGGATTTATTTCAGTGAACCCCGTGCGCAGCACATCCTGAATTTCTACAAATTTGTGCCTCATGTAAAAGGGGCGCTGGCAGGCCAGCCCATTGAGTTGATGGACTGGCATGTATTTATCCTCATTAATATTTTTGGTTTTGTCATTCCGCTGGTCAATGAAGAGACCGGGGAAGTTGTCATGCGCAGCGATGGCAGCGGACGTCCGGTGATGGTGCGCCGGTTCCGGACGGCGTACAACGAAGTCGCCCGTAAAAACGCAAAATCAACTCTGTCATCGGGTATCGGCCTGTATATGACGGGGGCAGATGGTGAAGGCGGAGCTGAGGTGTATTCAGCCGCAACCACGCGTGACCAGGCCAGAATCGTGTTTGAAGACGCCAAAAATATGGTCAGAAAAGCCCGGTCGACACTCGGGCGGTTGTTTGATTTCAACAAGCTGGCGATTTACCAGGAGCAGAGCGCATCAAAATTTGAACCGCTTTCTTCGGATGCAAACAACCTGGATGGTCTGAACATCCACTGCGCCATTATTGATGAGCTGCATGCACATAAAACCCGTGACGTGTGGGACGTTCTGGAAACGGCAACCGGTGCCCGTCTGCAGTCCCTTTTATTTGGTATCACCACGGCAGGGTTTAACAAGGAAGGGATTTGTTACGAGCAGCGTGATTACGCCATCAAGGTATTGCGTGGCTATAACAGCGACGTGGAGGGCGCGGTAAAAGACGACTCCTACTTTGCGATTATTTACACCCTCGATGAGGGAGATGATCCGTTTGATGAAACGGTCTGGCAGAAAGCGAATCCCGGCCTGGGCATCTGTAAACGCTGGGATGATCTGCGTCGCCTGGCGAAAAAAGCGAAAGAACAGGTCTCTGCGCGGGTGAATTTTTTTACCAAACACATGAATGTGTGGGTAACAGCAGAGTCTGCCTGGATGGACATGATTAAGTGGGAGAAGTGCGAATACATTGCCCCACGACATGAGCTGAAAACGTATCCCATGTGGGTCGGCGTTGACCTTGCTCATAAGATTGATATCTGTGCGGCGGCAAAACTCTGGCGAACGGATAACGGGCATGTTCATGCCGATTTTAAATTCTGGCTTCCGGAAGGACGGCTGGAACGATGCTCGCGGCAGCAGGCAGAACTTTACCGGAAGTGGGCGGAGATGGATAAGCTGATTCTGACGGATGGTGATGTTATCGATCATGCTCAGATAAAAAGTGACTTACTGGAATGGATTGGTGGTGAAAACCTCAGGGAACTGGGATTTGACCCGTGGAGCGCGATGCAGTTCAGCCTGGCACTGGCTGAAGAAGGGATACCGCTGGTGGAGGTTCCGCAGACGGTTCGCAATCTGTCAGAGGCCATGAAGGAAACGGAATCACTGGTCTATGCCGGGCGTTTCCATCACAGCAATCATCCGGTCATGAACTGGATGATGTCTAACGTTACGGTAAAACCGGACAAAAACGACAATATCTTCCCGAATAAATCCACGCTGGAAGCCAAAATCGACGGCCCTGTTGCGATGTTTACAGCAATGAGCCGGATGCTGGTCAATGGTGGTGAACCGGAGCTGGATCTGTCTGAACATCTGATCAGCGTGGGCATCCGCTCGCTTTAACCGAGGTCATTATGTTTCTGATAATTCTCGCGCCACTGGTGGGCGTGCTGGGTGCGCTTTTGCTGGCGTATGGTGCCTGGCTGATTTATCCCCCGGCGGGTTTTGTTGTTGCCGGGGTGCTGTGCCTGTTCTGGTCGTGGCTGGTGGCGCGATATCTCGACCGTACACGGCAGTCTGTCGGCGGAGGTAAATAGTGTTCTTTTCGGGATTATTTCAACGAAAAAGTGACGTGCCGGTGACCACGCCAGCAGAGCTGGCGGATGCCATCGGGTTGTCTTACGACACCTATACCGGAAAGCAGATCAGCAGTCAGCGGGCCATGCGACTGACGGCGGTTTTTTCCTGCGTCAGAGTGCTGGCAGAGTCGGTCGGGATGTTGCCCTGCAATCTGTATCACCTGAACGGCAGCCTGAAACAGAGGGCCACCGGCGAACGTCTGCATAAGCTGATCTCCACGCATCCCAATGGCTATATGACGCCGCAGGAGTTCTGGGAGCTGGTGGTCACCTGTCTGTGCCTGAGGGGGAACTTTTACGCCTACAAAGTGAAAGCATTTGGCGAAGTGGCTGAACTGCTGCCCGTCGATCCCGGTTGTGTGGTACCGAAGCTTAACAGTCGCTGGGAGCCGGTCTATCAGGTCACATTCCCGGACGGTTCCACGGATGTACTGAGCCAGGAAGATATCTGGCATGTGCGCACGCTGACGCTGGACGGTCTGGTGGGGCTGAATCCCATCGCCTATGCCCGCGAGGCAATATCGCTGGCGGCAGCGACCGAAGAGCACGGGGCCAGACTGTTCAGCAATGGTGCGGTGACGTCCGGTGTGTTGCGTACAGAGCAGACGCTGTCAGATCAGGCTTATGAGCGCCTGAAGAAAGATTTTGAGGAGCGTCACACCGGGCTTGGCAATGCTCACCGCCCGATGATCCTTGAGATGGGGCTGGACTGGAAGTCGATGGCGCTGAACGCCGAGGACAGCCAGTTCCTGGAAACCCGCAAGTTTCAGCTTGAAGAAATCTGTCGTCTGTTCCGGGTGCCGTTGCACATGGTGCAGAACACCG